TACTCTTTTAATATTAATGGTCTTTGCTATAAAAGAGATACATGTAATAGTTGATACAGTAAAATTACTAGGTACAACTTTTACTTTCTCTACAACTTTACAGCTATCAATGAACTTATCAAAAACATTATTTGCAACGTTATATTTTTCTATGTCAAAAAAGTTTTTTGCGATATCCATGATAATTTTTATAAGTATGAATTATCTATTAATTAAGATTTTAAATATGTTTTTTAGATATATTAATATCTGATGTCAGATAAAAAAAAACTAGTCAAAATAAGAAAATTTGATTTAAACGAAATCCCTGATGGGTCAGTTTGTATTTTAATAGGAAAACGTAAATCAGGTAAAAGTATAGCAATAAAAGATTTACTTCACAGTAAACGAGACATACCAATAGGACAGGTAATATCAGGATCAGAACATGCAAATCCATTCTTCAGTGATTTCTTTCCGACGTCATACATAGAAGAAGAATATGATACAGAGCTAATTTCTGATATAATTAATAGACAGAAGAAGATAAAGGAATATGCTAAAAGAAACCCACAAAAGAATATAGATACGCGTTTCATGGTTGTATTCGATGACTGTTTACATGATAATAAATGGAAGAATAAGAAAGAGATTAAGAATATATTTATGAACGGACGTCATTTTGATATCACTTTTGTATTAGCTATGCAGTATGTGTGTGGTATACCTCCTATTTTAAGAACAAATGTTGATTATATATTTCTATTTAGAGATTTTTCTAATCAAAACAGAAAGAAACTATATGACTCATTTGGTGCTGCAATACCTGATTTTAAAATGTTTTGTAGATTAATGAATAGTTTAGGTAAATATGAATGTTTAGTCTTATGTGCAAGCGCAGATAATGTTAAATTTGAAAACCAATGTATGTATTTTAAAGCTAAATTAAGACGTAATTTTAACTTTGGATCCAATAAATTATGGGAATATGATAAACGTATAAAATATCTAAAAAACACAAAGACAAATATAAGAACACCTAATAACAGCAATGTATTAAAAATAGAATAGTATTATATAATGACACTAGATATTAGGTCTAACAATGAAATATTAGAGCAGATAGATGAAAATACATCTAATCAAGGTTCAGTAGGTATTTTAAGCAAACATAGGTTTTATTGTGGTACAGAAAATAGCTCAGGTCAACATTCTAATGTAATTTTTGGTCTTGATGAAGATAATAGAAGTTCTTTGGAGTTACCATCAGCAACGAATGAGAATTTATCTATTACAGGAGAAAACAATTCAGATAGTCCTGCTACAATTTATGTAGAGGGGTATGACGTATCAGGTAATTTCATAACTGAAAGTGTCATTATAAACACAAGTAATTTTCAAACACCTATTAATATGACAAACCAATTCTTTAGAGTTACATCAGCTAAATATTCTTCTGATCAAAAAGTAGAGAATACTGGGAAAATATATTTTTTTGTAACTGGATCATTTGTGTTATCTTCCGGCGAACCATCCAATTTTAGTAATGTAAGATTTACTATACCAGAAGGAGCAGGAACATCTAGACAATGTACATTTTATATACCACCTGAAGCAAATGCATCACTTTTGTTTGATAAGAGTTCATTTAATGTAATGCTAAGTCAAAGAGGACAAACAATACATAAGATACAATACAAACAAGCAAATACTGATAATACCTGGTTTGATTATTATAGATATTATTTTGGAAGTAGAAATGTGGAAGCAGGTTATGCAGGTGATGTAGATCTCAATATATATCCTATACCCAATACATCTCTTGGAATAGATGTACGTATCTTAAGTTCTCTGGATACTAGTGTTAACTGTTCATGTAGTTTTCGAATTAATTGCAAAAACGTCGATTTGTCTATTTATAATAATTCAATATAATAGTTATATTCAAAAATGATTGTTTGAATATATACAATGAATGTACGTTGTGATTCAGTATTATTGATTATTCTGTGCTTTATTCTTGGGTATACTTTAATGCAGAATTATGTAACAAAGTATAATATTATTACTGATGAAGATATTGAAAGAGAATCATTTGGTAAAACTAAACAGATAATATATTTTAGTTCACCAAGTTGTCCTCATTGTACGTCATTTAATTCTACATGGAAACGTTTTGTACAGCAATACATGGAAAACTCAAAAGTTAAACTTAGAATGGTATCTGTTGGGAAAGATAACGGTTTAATAGAAAAATGGAATATAGACAAATTTCCTACTATACTTGCCATTGACAATGATAAATTATATGCTGAATTTGAAGGACCTAGGACATATATGAATCTTGTGTCATTTTTAAATATGTTTTCAACTGATCATAGACTTTCATCCTCATCATCATTCTCATACTCTTGACTGGTGTAGCCGTCGTTGAACATCAAATTTTTATTTCTCAGCGCACGTTGTTCTTTTCTGATACGATTGTATTTACGTACACCTTTATTCAGTGAAATTGATCCATCCTTAATTAGTCCTAGTGACCAACCGAAAAAGGAATAATTATTCTTAACAATGCAATATAGATCAAATAGAATACATATAAGCAAACCATAAAGAATATAAGAAGTTGATATCAATGTAACACAACAAGGTAACATTGTTATGTATATATTAGTTGCTCATTTTAATCAACTCTTCCGTAAATATCTTCTTTCCAAATATCTTTATCAAATTTGTAATCGTTTAATTTTTTGATATTGTCTGGGTTATTAAAGATAACATCAGTGAATAGAACTTCATGTATCCAATACAAAAGATAAGTTTTTTGTTTGTAAACAACAATAAGTTCAGCGGAAAGATATATTAGAACAATATATAAACATATTTTTGTATATTTTAACCATTTGCAACAATCCATTATAATATATAACGCAAAATAATCCCAGTGATATATGTTAATACATATAGAACCAGGATTATAACGTATAAAAACCCCAGCAAAGTATTAATAAAACACTTTTTAGGGGTTTTTATATTAGTTGTATATACTTACATTCTCCTCCTATTATATTTAACTACATTATGTACTTTTCTGCTTCCGTATTTCGTCTCTCCTCTCCTTGATTTTAAAAATGGTGATTTATTATCAATTACATGTGTTATATGTGGAACATTATTCTTATCGCTTAACCATATTTTCATTATTGATTTATGTTCCTTTTGTATAACCTCCAATCCATTAACTGTATTCATTTCGTGTTGTGTATAGCATAAATCTCCTGTAACTAATCTAGCAACCATAGTAATTATATAATCCTTCATTCTACGTTGATGTATCGTATCTGCATCATCTGTATTCATGTTTTTTCTAATATTATAACATAAATCAGTTCCATTTTTATTTAAATGATACTCATGTGTAGGTTGAATACTATTCTTCATAAAGTAGAAATTATGAGTAGTGAAATCACTAATACTATTGAAAAACTGCCAGAATGTTAATTCATCTTGTATTACCCATACTTTTTTATATGATTCTAAGCACCAATTTCTATCGTTAGAATCATGAATATATACTGTCCATGATGAGTTAAATTTCATATTTCTTCTGTTGTTATTATAAGACATTATTAGTTTTAATACTAAATAATTTTAATGTATTAATAGTATTTATAAATAATTTTTTGTTTTTACAACCTTTTTTTGCAACCCCCTACAAAAGGAGAATAAAAGCTATTATCATGAGTAACAGGCTCATATACAGTCTCATTCGTTTGCCCTTTATTCATCTGTGCATATGATGCTTGTCCAAGGTCATCTGTTTCTTTCTGTATTAAATGTGGGTTCATAGATAAGTCACGTTTTACCATAGGATTCGATTGTTGTCTATAATACCACGGATACTCAATCATATTGTTTGCTCCTCTATTCCTTTTCTTTGATTTCACATTCAATCTTAAAGTGACTAATATAAACAAAACAAGCACCAATATAGACAAAAAAATACTACTCCAGCTTATTTGTTCAATACTGTATTTCATTGTTTCTTTTATATGTTATTCAACTATATTTTTAGGTTACTTCTTAAAAAAATAATCGTTATCTTGCATTATATTCATAAGTATATCTTCATCCATTTCAATTAAATATCTATCTTTTCTTTTACTTGTTATTCCTAATACATAATCAATATAACTTAATACTGAATCAAAATCTAATCTCTTCAATATGTTAGGATGCTTCATCTTCAATAAAAGCTTCATATATATAATACGAGGATCAGAATTATCATTCGCATCTACTATTTTTGACATTTTGTCTAGGAACGATCTTGTTAAGGCCTCTCCTATTTTCCATATTACCATTTTCTCTACAACTTCTTTTGGATTACCTCTACGCAAATATGATAATGACTGTTCCCAATCAAACTCCATTTGTTTGTCATTATTTTTATAGAAATGATCCCATGGATAAAACTCCATTATTTTTTTAACAGAACTAGAATAGCTTTCATATCTTTTCTTTTCATCTCTTTGTATTACATCTAAAATTTCTTTATCTGTTTTACGTTTACTACTAGAAAGTTTACCGTAATAATTCCTCATCATTATACCTCTTGCTTCAGGTGTCCATATGTTATAAGTAGGATGTGAACGACTCCAGTGTTCTAAATACGTTTCTAGTGTTAAATCTTTAAAATCAATAATATAATCATAAGAAAAATCAATATGTACAGGGTGGATATATTTATTGTCTTTTGTGACGAATAAAAGATTGTTTTCTTTTATATCCATTAGCCCTATATTATTATCTAATGCTGTCTTTGTAGCAAGGCATACATGACCTAACACCTTGAAAACATTTACCATTGTAGGTTCCCATAAACCTCCTGCTATTTTAAGGAAATCTAAACCTTCTCTTAAAATAATATTACTTAATGTGTCTGTTACTTTCTTAAACTCTTTAGTGTTCCTTTTCTTGTCTCGTTTAGTAAAACATTTATCTAATAATGCTTTTGTTTTCTTGTCAAGATCTTTGTATAATACTTGACACATTTCCTTCCCGTATATAAAAAACATCCCATCAGGATCTATTTGTGTAAGTTTTTTATTTATTTTATATTCTAATTCAGCATCCTTTGTTGCTTTTGGATCCCCATGGTCTGCTAAACCTACTTTTGATACATAAGCATAGTCAGTTCTGTCCTTTTTATTTGTACAGTTTATTTGAGGTTTCAAAACACAACCAAATGCACCTGCTGCTATCTTTTCCCGGGACATGATATATATATATTAATTAATGGTATTATTATTTACAATGACATAATAATTGTACTGAGTTTTAATTTCCTTTGTAATAAAAGGTCTATATATTTATTCCTTCTTTCTATCAAGCACATTTCCTTGTATAAATTACCGTTGTATTCATTATCATTAGTTAATTCATACCAAATAAACCAAAAATCTAATCTATCATTTGATGCATTTTGATCTTTACATAATGTTTGTATATATTTTGATATACATTGAACTATCTGTAGTATATTATTATTTGTTGACGGGATAGTGTATAACATATCAACAGTTTGTTGAGCAGAACCTAATAGTTGAAAATCTGTATCTCTGGCTATAGAATATGAATCAAGTAATCCATTGAAGTGTTCAATATTGCCATTTGTTAAATTATGTGCAATATCATTATATAACCTGCGTTTCAAATCTGTATCTTTATTTAATAAGAACACAAAGAGAGGATACTGTTCTATACCTATTAACGAGCATACATGTGCTAATTGTTTTAGGTTTTCAGTTTTTATATATGTTGAAGAACATTCACATAATTTCCTTATCATCTGATCATATCTTAGTTTTAACTTAAATGTGTCCAAATCATATTTTGACAACTGTAGTATTTTTGATATGTCATTTAAGTTATACCAAATATGCTTGTTAATAATACAGTACCTGACTAACTTAGAATTAAAGAATAAGATAAAATACTTTGGTGACATCATATAATCATCACTGAATATTACTTTTTAACATATGATAAAAGTAATTTCTCATATCTAGTTTTGTATTTTTTAATATATTTATTTACTTTATCCCTTTGTTCCTTATTCTTTTTTTCTCTTTCTTCTATTTCCTTTTTAAGAAATAAGTATTTTTTTGGTATAGATAATATCCTAGTACTATAGTCTTTTGCTTTAGTTGAATCAGGGTTGCGTTTTATGTATGTATGCATTTGCTGTATACTTCTTCCAACTGAAGTCCTTTTCAATCTTATATCTTTCATTTTTTCGTTCTTTTCTTTTTGTGTTAATAATATCCTATCTTTTTTCCTTAATTCTTGTTTCTCTATCATCCTAGCTCTTTTTAGTTCTGTATATATTATCTTTTCATCACTTAATTTTGCTTTGAAATATCGTTTGAATCTTTTTTCTTTTAATCTCTCTTCTTTTGTTTTCTGTTTAATATCCTTGTTATTTTTAATCAATTGCTTACTTAAATTGAATTTAGATGCTCTTGTGTATGCTTTTACCTGATTATCAACAGCTGCAAGTTGTGATGGGGTAAGATCAGTTTTATACTGTTGTAACAGACGTATTCTATACTGTAAGGAAGCGGTACTAAGAGACTTTAAAGTATGTTTTCCATTTGTAGGTTTATTTATCTCTGTATACGATCTTTTTTTTATCTCTTTCTTATTTTTTTTGTTGAGGTTATTTCTTATTTTATGTATTTGCTCGCGTATTCTGTTTTCTTGTGCACGTATTTTACTTTCAATACTACTCTCTGTTGTTTCTTCTACGTCAGATTTTACGCCTTCTACTTTAATAAGCTTTTTTTTTTCATCTTCTTCTTTTACCTCTTGTATATCCTTTTTTATTATAATAGTTATATCATCAAATGATTGTGGTTTAACTGATGATTTGATTATTTCACATATATTATCATCTTTTAAAGCAATTGGTTCATCTATTTTTTTCTCTTCTTCACATAAAACAGAATCAGTGCATTCTATTCCTTTTTTAATATGATTGTATAATACTTCAATCAGATCTTTTTTCTTTAACCTTTGGAATCTTTTAATATTAAACTCTCTGCATATTTTTTTAAGTTGCTTAACTGTTTTCTTATTCAAATCAACTTGATCAAGTTCCCCCTTATTTAGAGTAGATAGCATTATATGTTTTACTTATAATATTTCTTCTTGTACAGTAAATTTCTTATATCATCAAAATGTTCTGATAAATAACCAATAGATATAATGAATAAGAATGTACCAAATAATGTACCTGCAAAATGCACGGATAGAGATTCTTTACTATTCTTGAAAGAAGTGAATTTATTTAAAAAATCAAAAGATAACTTGTATATCATTAAAGAGATTGTATCTTTAACTGCTGCAACAGTTGCAACTAATGTGTCTATTTCTTTCTTTGAGGTGTTACTTATTTCTAGTTTATTTTTTTCTTCATCCAGCCAGTTCTCCATAAGTTTACCAATGATTAAACTCGTAAAAACAAATATCAATGCTGCTGCAACTTGCACAATAAATGAATATAACATTCAATATATAAAACACAAACGTAATTTTTTTATTTTGTATATATATATAAATCGATGCCTCAAAGTATGGTCAGGTCTGGTGTAAATATGTGTCCTTTATCATCCGCAAATAAAATGCAAACATATTATGATTATGGACCAATGGACACAGGGGGGTCATGTGGCTGCCCTTTACGTAGAAAAAAAGAAAACTATTATGATATTGGAGCAGTACAAATAAAGAAGAAACCAAAAACAGATGAAGGTTCAAGTGCTGGAAAAGATACTGATAATGTAATATCAACAGATACTGGATCGACGGATACTGGATCAACAACGGGTACTGGATCAACGGATACTGGATCAACAGATACTGGATCAACAACAGATACTGGAACAACAGATACTGGAACAACAGATACTGGAACAACAGATAATTCTGGAACAACAGATGGTTCTGGAACAACAGATGGTTCTGGAACAACA